CCTCGTCCAAGGTATCACCCTTGCCGGAGCCCTGCTGGACGAAGTTGCCCTGATGCCTGAATCCTTCGTATCTCAGGTCACGGCCCGATGCTCGGTGGAAGGTTCCAAGGTCTGGTTCAACTGCAACCCCGGCGGCTCCCGGCTTCACTGGTTCAAGCAGAACTGGATAAACAAGTACGTCGAAAAGCGGCTGCTGTACCTCCACTTCACCATGGAGGACAACCTTTCCCTGTCCGAGCGCACCAAGGAGCGTTATCGGCGCATGTACACCGGCGTGTTCCATCGCCGTTACATCGAGGGCCTGTGGGTAGCTGCCGAGGGTCTGATCTACGACATGTGGAACGCCAAGGAGAACACCTACGATCTCGGCGACGTTCCCGCGGACTATGCGCAGCGCAACCGCCGATATATCGCTGTCGACTACGGTACCACGAATCCCATGGTGTTCTTGGATGTCATCGACGATGGCACCAACTTCTGGATTCGGGACGAGTATTACTATGACAGCAAAAAGACGCTTGACCGCCTCCAGAAAACAGACTTCGAGTATGCCAATGACTTCGACAAGTTTGTGGACGGCGATCATAACGTCATTGTCATTATCGACCCGTCGGCCACATCCTTCCGCGCAGAGCTTCGCAACCGAGGCTACCGTGTGAAGGAGGCCAACAACGAAGTGCAGGACGGCATCCGGATCACGGCCACGCTCATAAAACAGCGCCGTATTCGCGTGCTGAAAGATAAATGCCCCTGTTTCCGCAAGGAGATCGAAACCTACTGTTGGGACGAAAAGGCCGCACAGCACGGCGACGAGCGCCCCATCAAAGAAAATGACCATGCAATGGACGCCGTCCGGTACCTTTGCAAAACCATCGTCACCAGAAGGAGGCTTGCAGCGTGAGCAGAAAGAAAAGGCCTGCCGTCCGGAGGGCAAATGCCAGGCAGCCCACCGAACAGGCAAATCAGGCCACGCCCGTTCAGGACAAGGCCATTCGTACCACCGACAGTTTCAGCAATCCGTTTGCGCGGCTCGGCTTCGGCCAGCTGAACTTGCTTGAAACAGCCGATTACCCCATTACCCGCATGACGCAGAACTATCCTCTGCTGAACAGCCTGTACCGTAATGACTGGATCGCGACCAAGATCATTGACGTCATTCCTGAGGACATGACCAAGAACTGGTACAAGCTCACCAGTCAGGTGCAGCCCGACAAGCTGGAGGAGCTGGCCACTGCAGAGCGCAGAACCCACATCCGCAAACGCATCCTTGAAGGTTTGCGCTGGGGCAGATTGTTCGGCGGCGCCGCGGGCATCATGGTCATCGAAGGACAGGAAAACATGTTGGAAGAACCCCTTGATCTGAACCTGATTATGCCGGGACAGTTCAAGGGCATTATTATTGCCGATCGCTGGTCCGGCGTCTATCCCGACAGCGCACTCGTGCAGGATATTTCCGACCCTGACTTCGGTACGCCGGAGTATTACAACTTCTCCATGACGGAGACCGACCTCGCCTCCGGCATCCGCGTCCACCATAGCCGGGTGCTGCGATTCACTGGCCGGGAGCTGCCCTATGTGGAGCGCATCAGCGAATCCTACTGGGGCATGTCTGAACTGGAGCATGTGTACACCGAACTGAACAAGCGCAACACCTCCAGCGCGAACATTGCGCAGCTGATCTTCCAAGCCAACATCCGCACCTACAAGATGTCTGACCTTGGCGAGCTGCTGACCGCAACCGATTCCAGAGCGCAGGCAGATCTGTACCAGACGCTCACCATGCAGAACTTCCTCATGTCCAACATGGGCATGAACGTCATGGACAAGGACGATGACTTCGTAACAAACCAGTACACCTTCTCTGGTCTGAACGACATCTACGAATCCTTCATGCTGGATATCGCCGGTGCATCTGAAATCCCGGTGACGAAGCTGTTCGGCCGCAGTCCTGCCGGCATGAACGCCACGGGCGAAAGCGACCTGATCAACTACTACGACAAGGTCAGGCAGCAGCAGGAAGCCATCCTGCGCCCCGTTCTTGAAAAGCTGCTTCCGATCCTGTGCCTGAGTACTTGGGGAGCCATCCCGGATGATCTCAATTTCGTATTCAATCCCATCCGCGATACCAGCGAGGAAGAACGCGCCAACCTGATTCAGCAGGGATCCGCTGCAATCGTGAGCGTGTTCCAGTCCGGCCTGATCAGCCAGCAGACCGCCTTGAAGGAGCTGCGCCAGAGTGGTTCCAGCTACGGCATGTGGTCGAACATCACCGACGAGGATATTGCCAACGCGGACAATTACGCCGCTGCCGGCATGGACGAAGTCGGATTTGATTTGTCGATGGGAGGTGGAGCCGGTGAACAGCTTGGACAGAATCTTTCTGAGAATCTCGAGAATGAGCCGATGGGCGCGGCAAAGGCTGGCACTTGACGGCCAGACCGAGGAAGAACGCCGCGTTGCTCGGTTGAGCCTGAAGCTGGACTATCCCGGTCAGAAGCGTGAAAGCAACGGCCAGTTCGGCACAGGCAAAAAGGCAGGCGGCAGCTCCGGCGGCGGCTCTGGCAGCAGTGGCAACAAGTCCACAAGCCAGCCGACAGCAAAGCCCCGGAGCAACTACGCCTCCACGAGCGGCAAGGCGAAAAAGCGCGTTGACGAGGTCAGCAATGCGATTTCCTCCGGCAAGGCGAAGATTCGCGAATCCGGCATGAAAGCCCACATGCCCAACACCAAGGAGTTCCGCGAACATGCTGCCCGATCTGCGGCCAGCGGCCATAAGCAGGGCGTATTCACCGGAGGATATGAGCAATATGTTCCCGGTGTTATCCAAGCGCTAAAAGATCGAAATGCCACGTTCAAGGTATTGAAAGGCGGACAGATTTCTGCTAAAATAGACTTTGGTACTGAAGTCGGCACCGCTTTCGGCAGGAATGACGATAAGGGGCATCCGGTTCATGCCGTAGAAGTGCGGTTCTCGAAAGAGAACAACGATTGGCATTTCTTCCCGTGCGATATGGAGGACGATTGATGGCAATTTCTGAAGGTATTCTGCTGGAGAACATTAAAAAGCTGGTTCACGCTTTCGACAACCAGATCCCCGTGAAGATCACGTTTCTGGATGGCAGCATTGGCCCGAATGAACGAATCGTCGCTACGAGCGCCGAGGATTTCACGATGGCTATGTCGCCTGAGCAGGCGGCGCACGAAGCGGAGTTCCTGGACAACGCCAAGGCCGGTGATACAATCACTTGCCCTTGGGAAGAAGTCAAGGCCGTGGAACTCCTGAGCGCATAAACCTCATACACACAAGATAAGCAGTTCGCATAAGCGGGCTGCTTTTTTTCATGCCCGAAACGAGGTGGTACCGTGTACAAGATCAGTCCCGAACTTGAGCTTCTGGCAGCGCAGCGGCGTAAAGCAGAGCGCAAGTACCGCAATATGATCGACAGGCTCCTGAGGGAAGTCGAACGGAAGATCGAAGGTCTGACTGATCCCAACGACATCATCCGTACTCTGAAGCTGATCGCAATGTCGCCGCAATTCGCAAGGCTCTGTGAAGAAGCAGCCTTGAACATTGCCACCATGACGGCTGTTGGGCAAAAGGCCACATGGAGGGCAGCAGCGGCATCTTCCAGTCAGGGGCGCGCGATCTACAAAGCCCTCAAGGCGGAAACCACGAACACTCTGTTGGGTCAGGCGATTCAAGACATCGTCATCGAAAACTCCAAGCTGATTAAAACCGTCCCCCGTGATATGGCCGAACGCTTCTCAAAGCTGGCGCAGCAGCGCTGGTCCGAGGGTGTTCGGCCTTCTTCTATCACCAAGGAAATGCTGGCTGAAGCGAAGCACTTCCGGGAATTTGAAGCCCGGCGCATTGCCCGAACCGAATCAGCCAAGGCATCCACCGCGCTTGTCCAGTCCAGAGCCGAGGCCATGAATCTCGACTTCTACATCTGGCGCACGGCCCGTGACGGAGATCGCGTCCGCGAATCGCACCAGATCATGGAGGGCGTGATTTGCAGATGGAGCGACCCACCCAATCCCGAGCGTCTTGCAGGCGTCCGGTCCTACAATAGCTATCACGCCGGCGGCATCTTCAACTGCCGCTGTATCGCGTTGCCGGTCATTGCGTTGGAGGACATCTCGTTCCCTGCAAAGGTGCATATATCCGGACGGATTGAAACGATCCAGTCCCTCCAGGCGTTCAAGGAACGCTTTGGAATCGCAGCATAAAGACAGGAGGATGATTATGGCAAAAACGAAAGCAGCTGCCGAGCAGGCAGTTACCGTCCATGCGGAGTTGCCGACCATCGACCCCACCCCCAGCGGTGACGGCGATTTCAAGGGCCCGGCATATTTCGACTTGGATCCCAAACAGATTACCAGCATCATCAACGGTAACCGCGTAGTGGTTTTCCGCGGTGGTATTGAATCTGTTCTGGTCAATGCGAAGATCGAAGGGAGCGATTGACCGTGAGGGTATTCTACGGCTCCCGACTGAGCGACAATATGACGCTCACGCCCGAGGGCTATCTGATCTGCCTGAATGTTCCGATTGCCCGGACGGGTTCTCAACAGTATCTGCGGTCTGAACTCGGCCTGCTGGATGGTGATACCAACAGCATCGTTGACGTCATGCGGACGGAGGCGGAGGTATTCGCTCCTGCCACCATTGCATCGTTTGAGGGCAAACCTGTCACCGACGATCATCCGCCCGTCAGCGTAACCGCCGAAAACATCGTAGCCTATGGCAATGGCCATGCGCAGAACATCCGGAGAGGCACCGGCGAGGAAAGCGACCTCCTCCTGGCCGATCTGGTCATCAATGCTCCCAAGCTGATTCAGGAGATTCAGAACGGGCGCAGAGAGATTTCCTGCGGTTACGACTGCGAGTACATGCAGGACGAACAGGGTCGCCTTTACCAGAGTAGCATTCGCGGTAACCATGTTGCGGTTGTGCCGGCAGGCCGTGCGGGTCATCGTGTTGCTATAAAGGATTCGGATGAATCCAAGCACTCCAAGAACGAAGAAAGGGGAAAACCGAAAATGGCTAACACCAAGAACAATCCCTCCTTCATCGCTCGTCTGTTTTCCAGAGCCGTGAAGGACATGGAGCCCGACGAGGTTGCCGAGGCTGTTGACGAGATTCAGCAGGCCGCAGCAGCAGCCGACGAGACTCCTGCTACCCCCGCCGCTGCAGCTACCGACAACAACGCTCAGCAGCAGGCAGGCGACAACGATCCCATGACCAAGCTGCTCGATGCTATCGCTGGCCTCGGTCAGAAGATGGATTCTGTCATCGCTGCCACCAAGCCCCAGGATCAGGAACCGGCCCAGAAGCCCGTTGACAACGATCCTCTGGCTGCTCTGGTTGCCGAGATCGCAGAGAACGCCGCCGAGACCCCGGCAGATCAGGAAGCATCTGAGACCATCCCCGCGGACGAGCTGCACGATGAGGACAACACTCAGGACGAGGATGGTCCTGTAGCAGCTGCTGAAACTCTGCCCGAGAATCCCATTCCCGGCGCCGACCACGCTGCCGCTCTGGCTGCGATCAAGGCTATCAAGCCCATCATTGCCGCTCTGCCCGAGAATCAGCGCAGGGCTGCATCTGACCGTGCCGCAACCGAGATTCGCAAGATGATCGGCATGGGTGCAAAGCCCGCTTCCAACGGCTATGCCGGTATCGTCGGTACCATGACTCAGGCTGCGAAGAACCGCGCCAAGGATTCCAAGCCCAAGAAGATGGATGACGGCACCATCGGCCGCAACATCATGGCATCCCGTAACCCCCACTACAAGAAGTCCTAAGGACGATCCAGAAGGAGGAAAAGAAAATGGCAGGTAAGGTTATTGGCAAGAAGCTGCCTTTCGGTTTCCGCGGCAACGTGACCCGTACCCCGGATTCCATCATTGCTCCCTATGCCAACGTCGGCGCGGCGAACATCGAGTTCGGCGAGCCCGTTGTCTATGATTCCGACAGCCTCGGTGTCCGAAAGGTTGCCGCAGGCGACACTGCCGACAAGGTCATCGGCATTGCCGTCCGTCGTATCGGTCAGCCCTACGCCGACAACGAGAACGGCTGGTACTACGCCGAGGGCGATACCGTAGACGTCCTGCTGCGCGGCAGCATTGCCGTTGAAGTGGCTGACGCAACCGGCATCACTGGCCGTGGCAAGGTCTACGTGTGCACCGGTGCTGACAATGCCGGCGAAATCGTCTGCTCTGCTGCTGACGATGCAATCGAAGTCCCCAACGCCGTGTTCGCCGCTGGCGAGTGCGACGCATCCAACATTGCCGAGGTTACTATCCTCGCACGCTCTATCTAACAGGAGGGATAAGCAATGGCTGCTAAGATGAATCAGTTTCCCATGGTTCCGGTTCCCGTCAATGACGGCATGCCGAATACCTTCATGATGGACGCTGCCGCCATTTCTGGTGGTATGGCGTTCCTCGTCGGCGAGCTCGAAAAGCGCGACGAACAGCTGCATGAGCCGCTGACTTCCATTACCTGGCCCCGCGATATCCCGGTCAAGACCGGCGGCGGTTGGTCCGATTCCGTTTCCGTGTTCGACGTTTCCTACGCATCCAGCGGCGGTTCCGATGACGGCCTGATGGGCGCTGAGTCCAACGACCTGCCCATCATTCAGGCGGACATCGGTAAGGCATCTGTCCCCACCCTTATGTGGGGTCACATCCTGATGATTCCGCTGATCGACCAGCAGCGACTTCAGAAGATCGGTCGCAATTTGGACGACGTTATGACCAAGGGCCTGCACCTCGTTCACGATAAGAAGCTGGATGAGAGCACCTACCTCGGCTTCCCCAAGCACAAGACCTACGGCCTCGTGAACGACCCCAACATTCCCACCGTCACCGTAGCTGCCGGTGCTGGTGGCGGCACCACTTGGGCCGAAAAGACCCCCGACGAAATCCTCGCTGACGTCAACCGCGCTCAGCTGGGTACTTGGGCTGCATCCGAATACGATCTGTCCGGCATGGCGAATCACATCCTGATTCCCCCGCAGGACTACGCTCACATCGTCCACACCAAGGTCGGTGTGACCGGCGATAAGTCCATCCTGCAGTTCCTGCTGGAGAACAACATCGGCAAGAATCAGGGTGTCGATCTGGTCATCGCTCCCTGCCGCTGGTGCGAGGGCGTTGGTACCGGCAACACCAACCGCATGGTATCCTACGCCAACAACATCGACCGCGTCCGCTTCGACATCACCGTGCCGCTGCAGCGTCTGCTCACTCAGGCCAGCGCCGCCCACATGGCGTACCTGACTCCCTATGTTACCCAGTTCACTCCCGTGCAGTGGATCTACCGCCAGCACGCTATGTATCTGGACGGCATCTAATTCGTACCGAAGGAGGAATATACAATGTCCAAGGTCAAGGTTTATAACAAGGCGCCGCGTACCTTCCTGCTGTACGCGGTAGACAACACTTCCATGCTGGTTCGTCCCAACAGCTTCGCCGAGATTCCCGAGAAGTTCACCGGTGATATCACCTACAAGACTGCGGTGAAGGCCGGTGATCTGCAGCTGTTCGAGACTGCCAAGCAGGGCGACGAGATCGAGCGCGCCGCCAACGAAGCTGCAAATGCCACCAAGAACGATTCCGAGGACACCTCGGCCCCGGAAACGCCCTCTGAGCCTTCTTCTTCCGAAGACAATCGGGAAGATGGTAACGACGAGGAAGCCTCCGAAAAGACGGTTGCAACCCCCGAAAAGCCCACCAGCAGAAGGGGCAAGCCCAAGGCAGATGATGCCGAATGACCCGTCTGAATCCCCGGCAGGCCTTCGCCATAGCATCCAACATCCGGGATGGTGAAAACCCCGAGTACACCATCTCGGATTTCCGTAAGATCATGCCCGGCTTCACGGAGGAGATCATCCCGGACGAGCAGCTGCAACACTTCATCGACATGGCGCATGCCGTGGTAAAGGAAGCACGCTGGCACAGCATGTGGAAGGAAGGGATGCGGCTCTACATTGCGCATCATGTGACGCTGTACCTCGGTACGCCGCAGGAGGGCGCAACCAAGACCCAGCTTTCGGCTGCAAGCAAAGTCCCCGGCGCCATTACCAACAAGGCAGTTGGCGCGGTGTCGGTCGGCTACGATGCGTCGCAGGCCACAAGTGACCTGACCGGATGGGCAGCGTATAAGCTCACCACCTACGGTACCCAGTTTGCCACCCTCGCCAAGCTCTACGGCAAGGGTGGCATGTTTATTCCGTAAGGAGGGATTGAAGTGCCCATCAAGGAATCTGGTAACGGCATGGCTGACATCAAAAAGGCGATTGCATTCTTCAGAAGCAACCGCTGCCTTGTGGGTATTCCTCAGGAACGAAGTTCCCGAAATAACGACGAGATCACCAATGCGGAGCTCGCGTTTATCCACACCTACGGAAGCCCTGTCCGCAATATTCCGCCCCGACCTTTCATCGAACCGGCCATAGCACAGCCTGACGTCAAGCAGAAGATCGCCGAGCACATGAGGGCTGCAGCTTTACAGGCCATTGATGGCAATACCGGCGCAGCCATTACCGAGATGCACAAGGCTGGCCAGCGTGGCGAAAATGCCGTCAAGGACTATATCGGCAGCAGCAACCTTACGCCCAACTCCGAAGCGACGATCAGGCGCAAGGGCTCCAACGCCCCTCTGATCGACACCGGCAGTTTGCGCAGTTCCGTAACCCATGTTATTGAGGAGAGGTGAACCCCATGGCACTCATGCCTGATGTAACCGAATTGCTTTTCGACCCCGATCTGGGCGCACAGGAATTTAAGGTCACTCGCAGAACCGGCAAATGGTCTGGTGGCCGTATGGCTGTTGAAAGCGAAGAAACTATCGAAGCCATCGGCATCATCCAGCCTCCGTCCGCTGAGCAGCTGGCCTTCTTTCCTGAAGGTGAGCGCCGCAAGGGTCAGATCGTGATCTATACCACGACCACGCTCCACCTGACGGAAGGAGCCGACATCACCGACGATATAACGTGGAACGGCGAGAAGTACAAGCTGGTCAACGTGAAGCGCTGGGATGACTACGGCTATGTTGAGGCCTACGCCGAACTGAGGTGAGCCTATGAATGTACGCCTGACGAGAACCCAGCTTGAAGATCTGTTCTGGAGAGCTACAGTAAAATGCCTTGGTTTGGATCCTGACGATCCCTCCGAGGCTGTTCAGAAACGTGTTCGCATCAGCTGGCCATCTTCGGAGACCGGCAACGCAGACTGGGAGCGCACGGAAAACGTCGTGTTCCTGCGCATCTCTCCCGGCCTCGACGAATACGGAACGCTCTCGGATATCAGCTACAAGCCCGACGGTACCGGCGGCACGAAAGAGGTTGTCCAGTACCACAGGAACCATCAGGTTCACTGGGTTTGCTACGGTCCTGATTCTGATTCCGACGCAGACAGCATCCGCATTGGCATCCTTCGGGATGCCATTCGTGCTTCTATGCTCGAATCGAATGTGGCTGTGCAGCCCCACATCCGGGAACCAGTCCGAATCCCCGAACAG